ATCGCTACTAAGAGCTCGTCATTAAACGAGAAAAACAAATAAATTGTCAGCCAATTGGCAGTAGAAGGTATAAAAATATTAATCATTTTCGTTTACAAGTTAGTCACCCCCCGGTAGGAGGTGTTCGCTTGTATACGAATCATAATACAAATAAGTGTTTTTAAAATTATAGGATTACCTTCTACCAGGAACCTGTCAACGATCTTTGGTCGCTTTGGGTTTGGGAGAATTTTATGCTGAATCAGCATTATCGACAATGTTTACTGTGCCTAGAGCAACAACTGAAATAGTTGTTGCAGCCAGGTCAACGATAAGGGCAGAATCGACAGGAATAGAAAGTTTGTTATTACCGCCAACAAGGGATATAGAACAATCAGTTATCTTAACCACCTGTGTTGAAATAGGGGTTTCGTATGTGATCGTAACAAATTCCGTGTCGGAAGAAGTAATTTTACCACTGGCACCAACTGCAAGAGCAGGACTGAAAACAACGGGAAAACAATCAATGAAAGTTGAAGTATCATTGACCGTAGTCACGCCAGAACAATCCATAGTCCGAGCAGTGCCAGAAGGAAAAGTAGTAACGTTAATAACATTCTTAATGTCCATCATTGGAGGAGGTCCAATCATGAAAAAGAAGTTGAAATCATCGCCTGCTGCTTCATAGAGGTAAGAAGGGGCAGTAGTATTTCCAAAACCACCACGATTTTGGGAACGAACGCAAGTACGAACGTCACCAAGAACGGGTGGTTGATTTGAATCTACTACGTCACATCGAATACCTCGATAATACGGCGTGCGGATTTCATAGGCGCATGAAACTGCTTGCAACTGTTGAAAAATAGGTTGACCGATTGCATCGGTACGATTAAGAATAGTTTGAGCAGTAAGATCTTCATCGAAACGAAGATATCCCTCAGTTATCATGCCAGTCTGAGGAGGAAGAACTTTTAACATGGAAGATCCATTATAAAAGCGGTATAGAAAAGAACTCATATACCAGGAGGTTGGAGATACTTCGTTAGTAAAATTAACACGAGACATATTCCGCACACCACTGGTGGGATTTTCATTAAAGGAGCGAGTCTTAAGACCAACAAAACCGTCATTCTGAGTGAGAAAGGCCAGAAAGTTAAATCTTTTAATAATCGCTCGCAGACTTTGAAAATATTCACCAGTAGTCTGCGCAGTAACATCTTGTGATTTATGTGATGGTACGAGTAAATTTTCATCTGCGGGGACAAAAACAGCGCCAACGTCAGCCTGAGCATAACGAGTTTGAAAACCTGGAGATAAATTGAGAGTGGGTCTTGCAACTTGATAATCATCTCCGCCACTATGAGCAACATAAAATGTCACTGTAGGAGAGACGGTGGGAGGACTAGATAAGTTAACAAGAGAGTACACAGCCAAACATCCAGTTTTTGTGTCAAGAGTCGTAGCGTCCGGGCCTGGGTTGTCAGTGTTTGTAGTTCTTTTATAAGTTTCTCTCCAATCAGTATTGGAAATGAATGGTACAGATACGCGAAAAGTGGTGCGACCCATCTCATCCTGACGATCTTTCAGATTACATACTACATTGTAGTTAGTATTTAAAAGTTCACCAAGAGTGGTAGGTACATCAGCAAGATTTGTTTCTGGAAGAAAGACGACGGCAAATCGACCTTGATGATATGGTGTTTTGACTACCATAATATCATAGTTAATAGTACCACGCCACAAAGTGCCCATCATGCTTGCATATGCAAAGCTGCCAAGGAACATTGTTTGACTATCTTCATTCAATCCAGACTGATATTGAGAGAGAGGAGAAACTTCCCAGCTCGTGATTAAGCCTCTATTTTGAAAAAGAGTAGAGGTTGCAGTTTGAGCGTGGAAGAAATTTGGTCGACCGAAAATGAAACTCAAAGCCATTTCGTCCTTTGTTTCAGGAATGAAAGAAGAACCATCAATACCATTGTCTTGGATTAGAGCAAGGGTAGTTGAATCGTCATTTCCTTCAGTATGAATTAAAGTATGATTAGGTTTGATTATCATTTTCGATTGAGGGAGAATAGAGGTTGGTTTAGACCAGCCAAAAGAGGCAGCGGTTTTACCTATAGCGCGAGAAACCCACGCTACAGTAGAAGCTACTTTGCCAACGAGAGGTACTCCAGAGAGTACATCAGCGACAGTAGTAATACCACTGGCTATTTTGGAAACTGGTCCTCGCGCCTCGACTTCTCCAGTGTCGGGGGCGGATACGGGAGATACTGAACCTTGGGCCACTCGATAACCTTTATTTTGTAACCTTTTGATGTCATGCTCGTCTCTATAAGAGGCAAGAACGTCATTCTGGGTGGGTACGAAAAATTGAGGGTTAATAAAGCGGGAGAAGATGGTGTAACTAGCGGATTCACCACCGGTCGGTCCGATTAGTCGCGAGAAAACGTAAAGGAAGACAGTTCCAAATTGATTGTCAGAATTACCAAGATCAAAAAGATCATAGATATTCGCATAGGGACAAGTCAATTTGATACTGTTTCCCTCTTCGATACTCACGATTTTGTAAGGACAGGAAGTTTGAGACGCAAGATAACGAGTACCTTTGCGCCTAAAATCTCCTGTTTGGTCGTAATAAGGATTATAAACTAACATCAAGGCACCTTGAAGAAAAGGTTGAGCATTGATTTTAACTTCAATCTCAATGTCTGCCTTCATATACTGATAATTTTTGAGTTTATCAACAACGATAGGCGAATTTTGAAAGATATCTTGAGGAAAGTTTAATTTTTGAATGTAGTTAATAGTATCAGAATCGTAATCAGTTGGTTTAAGGTGAATTTCAAGTGGAGCTTGGTCAGTAGTCCACGTAAATGTACCTAAATTTACAGGTCGTTCGAGAATGCTAAGAATTTCGTGTCGTGTCACATCATTTAGTGCCATCTGTGTGACGGTGGATGGCATAGGGGTAGACTCAGAATCCATTTGGATATCAGTTAAGATACTTCCACGGGTTGAATCAACGTTTGTGTTTTGGTCATGGTCATATGAAGTAGTAATCATGTTATAAGACAAGGGTAGATGATTATTCTCCTTGAATTCGGGAGCTGTATCACCAGAGCACAGCAACACTCTATAGGTAAGAAGAAATAGCAGTAAAAGTAGAAGTATCCCGGTTGAAATCTAAATTTAAGATCACATTTCTAATTGGAGTTTACCAGAGGGGAACATATTCAGTTCGAGCGTACAGGTCGCGGTTGTATTTGTACAATTCAAGCTGTTCGAAATGGGTGGGTACACAGATGTGTATCCCAACCTTTCCGAGTTCCTCTCGGATACGAGCACTCCAAGTCTCGTAAGTGTGTTTGGTATGAAGTGAGAGTTCCATGATTGTTTGTTCACAGTTCTCTAGTGTAGCGGATTTGCGTGCTTTTCCTTTAATCCAGTTCGTAATTTCAAGAACATTTTCCAGGTCCATAGGGGCCAAGAAAGTTCCATCTTTTTGGATAACGAACTTTCTTTTAAGAAAAGCAACCTCCTCAAGTGTCTTGTAGGGGAGGATTTTGCCAGTTTTGGTCTCGTCGGTGTATGTGAGACCGAAAGATGCCAGAGCACCAGTAATAGTGAGTTGATTAAACCAGTCAATGATAGAAACATTGACTGATTTGATATCATCATCACCATAAATGGTTTCTGCGACATGCTTTCGGTAGTCACACACAGCGGGGAGACCTTGTTGTGTTTTGAGTAATAGATAAGCGATTCGCATTACAATTCCATTGAAGAGAGAATTGATAATGACTGTAAGAGGATTACCGGATGGTTGAGAGTGAGTTTTGCGGATAACTTCACCTCGTACTAAGATGTCAGCGTTGCAGATGTGTTCCCACAGCACTGAGCGTACGAGTTGAGAGTCGTCATCATCTCCGTACCATTCGTTAATTTTCTCACAGATTTTGACGAGAATTTGCATGAGGAGGGAGCCGTCGAAATTTGAAAAATCACCAGCAATCATATAGTTTCCTTGTGATTGAAGGTGATGAGCCAATTTCGTCCACTCAAGAGAATAAGGGTTGATACCGACAGCGATGCCGTTATCAATTCGGTTGCGCATAACATGAGCAGAAAAATCTAGGAAGTATTGCCGAATTGCAATAACTAAGTGTTGAGGACAAGCTTCGAACACACGTGTTTTACCAGCGTCCACCTTAAGGATGGGACGCTTTTCGTCTTTGAGGGTAGCTAAAGAAATAGCATCACCTCTAATACCAGCACGTGCATCAGAAATTAATTTGGTAACATCTTGTTTGAGTTCAGGGTTATCGACTATATAGTCTTCACCATCACCCAACCAAGCGGTTTTTCCTTTCTTTTTATTATTCATGTTATAGGGATATCCGGGAGAAGTTGTTCGGTTGATTGGTCGTTTGAGAGCGTCACCCTCAATACCACAAATTGCTTCTTCGTAGCTGTGCACAACGCCTTTCGAGTTCTTGGGAGGACCAAGACCTTGGAAGACATCGTTTGCAGCTGCTTCGAGCAAGTTTGGGTCCACCCAAATCTGTCCACCCATGATTTTCTTCAAGCCTTGGGCCATCGGATCAATCCGTTCACCTTCGATCGTAACTGGTCGAAGGTGAGCGGGCTTGGTCACGTGGGTTTGGACTTGATCAAAAATCATAGAAGGACAGAGTTGAGTAAGTGAAGGTGCGGCAGGAGCTGGAGCGGTTCCAACTGAGAGGCAGTCTCCAAGTTCCAGAAGGGAAACTTGTGAGGTCGAGTCGACCCATGATTGAGAGTAAGGTAATCGTCCGTCAATGAGATAAGAACGGGGAATACCAAACTTTGAAACATGGGTTTCAAGGTTTGATTCGAGTTGTTGGCGTGTTGTTAGAGCACCGAGCGCAAGAACGCCAGCGCCACCAGCAACATGGAAGCCAACTAACTTTGTGTGAATTAAG